CAAAGCGTTCCTTCTCCACCTGCGTCTGCGCCTGGAACTTCTGCGCGTCGGCCTTCAGTTGCATCTCGGTTACGGCAATTTTTGGGTCAGGAGGCGGTTGCGGAGTCGGCTTGCCTTCTGGATCAGTCCAGAATTCCTCCGGATTGCGGAATCCGGCGTTCTGCGTCAGTTTTATCAGGGCGTTATAGACATTCTGCGGGGTCGCCACACCAAGCGGCATGGCCTGTTGTTGGGCACCGAGAATGGTCTGAATGTGCATCAACTGCGCGTCCTTGTTGCCAGTACCAAGTCCGACATTGATACTCATGTCAGCACGGTTCTTCCACGAACGCGGATCGACTTCAACCCACTTGCCGCGCAGTCTGAATATCTCGTTCTTGGTGTAGGTCGTGCGAACCAAACGATGCACCATCAGGAACAGATCTTTCACGCCAGTCTCGGCAAACACCCGCGCTACCAACTCCAAACGTGCCGCTGCCGCCTGCATGATGGCGTTGATTCCGGTAGCCGTCTTGTTCAACGAGTCTGCATCCAAGCCCTGATTGTAGGAGGTGACGCCGGTACGCTTTTCCTTCATGGTGTCCATGTACTCGACCATCGTGAAGGACGTTGGCGGGAATGGAGTATGTTGCAACGGAAGTATTGCGGCGCCTGGCTCTCCCTGAACACGGACAACCCCACCTGGGCGCGAAGTCAGCATGTCCTCAAGGTTCACGCGGTCACTGATGGCATACCGTCCATTGTTCGACAGGTACATATTGTCCAGTTGACCACGAATCAGCGCGGACTTGATCAACTGAATATCCATCGTCAAATCGGAGTAGCTGCGCCCGATATGGCGATGCGGCATGATCATCGGCGTGATGCAGGCAAATGGAACAATATCTGCCTCTTCCTTGTGGATAACTGTGTTCCCGACAATGACGTAACGCCACCGCTTTCCGTCAATCTTGATGTAGGTATCCTTGACTAGCAGTTGATCCGATTCGTTGGTGGATTTGTCGAACTGCTCGGAATACAGGTCACGCGAAAGCGATTCAAGGTTGAATTCGTCACGATCTACAGTGCCGACATTCTCAGGAACCTTGAATCCTTGCTCCTCCAAGTCCTCACGACAACTCAATTCGCGATGCTGCACAAAGCGCGAATCGTTCAGTCGCAAGCCGCATGTATCCACCGACACCATGATGGACTCCGGTGCTACATTCTTGATCTTGATGCACTTCTTGTTTTCGGTTATCTTGATCTTTACATCGTGCAACATGGGTTGCGGCATCATTGGCGCACCCATCTGCATCATTTGCGCCGGATTACCCTGCGCCATCGGATCAGGATACTGCGAATGCTCCAATACCTCAACGCTTGCATCACGCACAAGCATCTGCAACTGTGAGTCCGTCAGCCCTTGGTAGCTTTCCTCTTCCTCGCCGTATTCGTCCTCGGCATACACCTTGACGTAGGCATTCTTGCTGATCAGCGCGTCCTTGAACCAGCAGTACATGACCTCGAAACCGTTGTTCTTCTCCATCACCAGATGGTTGATGTAGTCGGTTTCCTGCTGCGCCGCCTGCTCGTCCTCTGGCCCTTTCGGGTCGAATCGGACAACCTGATCGCCGGAAGTGAAGATTTTGATGAGTTGGGGCAATGAGGATTCGACGGTATCCTGAACGTCGTAGCTGACTACCTGCGACCGGCCTTCAACCTCGTTGCCGAATGGTTCGCCTAGGTAATACTTGATCGCCTGCGCCCGTTGATCCGATAACTCGGCATCGTTGATACCGTAGGCGATTCGTTCCTCGTACTCTACCTTTGCGATGACTTCATCATCGCTAAGTTTCACAATGTCACCCCGGCAGAATCGGGTTTGGCGACTTCTTCGACCACCTTCGCCGGCCGGCCACGACGGACTGAAGGAGTATCAACCGGAACTTCCACCTTGGCGGATTCAAGTTTCTCGACGCGGGCTTGCAAGTCGCGCACGGCGCGGATCATTTGTTGGATTGTCAGCATTTTCATCTCCTAGACGATACCCATTTGCGGGTAGTTGATAGCACGATTCGATGTTCCCCATGATACTGGATAGGCAAATGTTATTGCTATCGCGTCCGCGCTGTCAGGGGATGCAGCGCCTCGTCGCTTCATGTCCTCTTTGCGCTCAAGCATGATAGCGCCCATAGAGTTCAGCTTGTAGGTAGGACCGATTAGGTCTGCGCGAAGCTCGCGGTCATTGGGTAGGATTGCTGTTTTGAGCCATTCACGCATCAGCCCCCACATTTCCGCCCTTTTGTTGCCGTAAGTCGCTGAATCGGCCTTGCTGCCGAAATTCACGCCACGAACTTTATACTGCTGTTCAAGCAATCGGTCAAGAACCCCCGCTCCAAGCCCGCCTTCGTCAATTATGGTCAGAATTGGTTTGTATTTGCCCATGACCTCGATCACCTTGCCGACAACCTGCATGGTATCCAGGCCAGCGGCCTTGATCAGCGTCACAATGTCTCGGCCCTTGCGAACGCAAATCACCGTTTTGTCGCTCCCGAATCGCGCCACATCGACGCCGACAACGATTGGCGCGTCCTTGTCGTTCATTGGTTGCCTTCCAATGCAGGCGTCGACTACGCCGGAATCGATGAACTGATCATCTCCTTGGCTCGGGAACTGACCATAGACCTCGACCTTGGCTTGCCGGGAATCCACCCCATGCTCATCGATGATCTGCTGATAAACAGCCGGGTCTGTGTCCTCAACCGTCCGCGCATCAACATTCCGCGTCCTCCAGAAGTTGCGCTTCGAGTTAAAGCACTCGTAGAAATACCCCTGATTCCTGCGCCCATTGGAAAACGCAAACCAGTACCTATGCAACACAGGCTCCGTGAAAAATCCAGATGCAACATCCCAAATCCCATCAGCGATACCGCTTGCTTCATCGAAAATGATCATCATTCCATCTTCGTTGTGCGGGCCGGCGAATCCGTCAGGGTTTTCCTCAGACCACAAGACGCCCTCAATCGCCCAATAGCGTGTCCCCTTCTTCAGATCACGCTCAACCAAATCTGACAACCACTTTGCCGGCGTAATCTTTGTTGCCGACATCTCGAACCAATGCTTGTTGATCGCCATAGCCAACCACTTGCCCATTTCGGCCCATGTGACAGACCGCAACTGGTTCTCGCTGTTGGCGCTTACCCGGGTAGTGCTCCCGATATGGCAAGTGGAGTTCCAATGCGACAACCATGACACCAGCGCCGACTTTCCTATCCCCCGACCGGAGCACGTCGCATCCTTCAACGCCTCAAAAAAGTTCTGATCAAGTTTTCCGTTGTTCTTCTTGATATGGTCGCGCACTTCCCGAAGGATTCCGCGTTGCCACTTGCGTGGGCCAGTCCTTTTTGCCAGCGGCGTATTCTCTTTCCCCCACGGATAGCAAAACATCACAAACGCCTCCGGGTCGTCGGCAATGTCCGGCGACCACAACTCCGTCATCAGGCGTTGTTCTTCCTTCGCGGAGTAAATAGGCGTTTGTGCCATCTACCCGCACCGCACAGTCAGTGCCAACTCCGCAAACCATTCCTCTGCCATTGGCGAGGTCTCGTATTCTCGAAATCCAGGCAAACCCAATGTCCAATGCAGCAGTTTTGCCTCGCCGTTGCGTCCGTACTCGTCGGCAAGCCAGTTCCACTCAGCAGGCAACTCGCCAATCTGGTCATCCTCAAGCCACGCGAACCGATGAAGATGCTTGCCGGTGGATTCCTGCACGTACTCCGGCGTCAATCCGCGATTCGCAAAGTGGTTGCAGTTCCACAGGATCACGCTCGACCAGTTCTTCCTTGGGTAGTTCTCATTCTTGCTGCCAAGGTACTTCTTCTCTGCCGTGGTCTTGTAATCATGCTTGACCACCTGCACCGCCTTGTACGTGTCGGCCAGCGCGAACAACTTCGCAATGTCATCCGTCACCACCATGTCGCCATCGATGTACAGCGCCCGTCCTGTCCAACTCATCAGGTATGGCACCAGAAACCTGGAGTAGATAAACTCGTTGCTGCCGTCACCATGCTCCTCGGAGTATCCCGGCAGCGTATTCAGCGCCAACGGGTGTATCGTCACCGGGACCGACGAATGCCGGATGATGGAATTGACGCAGACATGGAAGGCCGCCGCTTCCACCGGATCGTAGCCGACGAAGATGTCCATGTCAGCCACCCACCGCGCAATGCTCACACGCCGTCCCGGTCACATCCTTCCTAATCTCCGTCACCCCGTCAATCCGCTCCGTAATTCCCATTGGCTATATCTCCGTGTGTGTCACCGGCAAAGTCGCCGGTA